TCCAGCTAAAGGAAAAGCCAAGTCGAAGACTGTACGCAACCCAAAGACGGGGCGCACAAAAACGGTTTCATACGGTCAGGCCGGAAACGCAAAAGGTGGCGGCCCAAGGGTGCGCCCAAATTCTCCCAAAGGTGACGCATATTGCGCGAGATCATACGCCCAGCTTAAGAAGCACAAGAAGGCCGCAAGCAACCCAAACTCCCCACTTCGATTAAGTCGCAAACGATGGAAATGCAAAGGAAAGGTCAGTTCAGGATGAGCGAAATGCCAATGGGTAAGCTCATCATGGGCGGTATGATTCCAGATGGCATGGACATCTGTGAAAAGTGCGGGGTCGTAATGCGTCCGGCTGACGCAAAGCCTCATTATGTATCGGGTCATCTACAATGCCGATGCGGAAAGAATATCGACGAGTGCTGTCAAGGGGAGACAGCAAACGAATTATTAGATTAAAAACAGGGACGACCCACAAAAAACCTACCTACATAATGCCCAAGTCAAAAGCTGTATAGGCCGCTATGCCGCCGTCACCGCCAGAGACAACCCGCTGACGTCTACATTCGACGACCATCCGTATGTGTCCGATGCTTATAACCGCGCCTTACGGCGTATCATAAACCGTATATAAGGAGACTATACCATGCCTACTGGCATCCAAGGTCTACGCGGCAGTGGGGAATTTTCATCCGACTTCCGTCCGACCAACTATCGTGAGCTTTTCACGCTGTTAGAACCCAACGGTAGCGCACCTTTCAATGCACTATTGGCGATGACTTCAGGTGAGGCCACGGACGACCCGAAGTATAACCACTTCAGAGACGAGATCCCTGAAAGGGTTGTTAAAGTAAACAACGGCGCTGGCTACAATGCTACTGCTACATCGATCACAATCGACGCAGACATTGAAGTTGGCTTCCTAACAGCCGGTACGTTGCTCGTAAACGCAACAACTGGCGAGCTAATGCGGGTCACTGCTGACGCTTCTGGTACTACACTTGCTGTAGCCAGAAACCTCGGATCAAGTGGCTTAACAATAGCTGACAACGCAGACTTATTTGTCGCAGGTTTTGCGGCTGCTGACGGCGCAGACGTGTCTACAGCAGTGTCGTTCGACCCAAGTGTTGTCTACAACTACACTCAGATCTTCCGTACTCCATTCGCCGTGACCAACACGTTGAAGGCAACTTACAGAAGAACTGGGGACGCTGAAGACGAGTTCGCAACAAAAGCTCTCAAGCTCCATATGCAAGAGATCGAGCGAGCAATGTTCTTCGGAAAACGCCACATTGAAAACTCTGCCGCCTACAACGAACGCAGATACACAGGTGGCTTGCTCAACTCCATCACTAACGTGGTAGACGGAGCAACATGGTCAACCGCAGGCCAGATGACAGAAGACGAGTTCGACTCAATGTTGATCAACTCTATCTTCGCATTCGGTAGCCAGCAGAAGCTTGCTTTCGTTGGCGCAAAGGTAGCCGCACACTTGCAACGCTTCGGCAAATCAAGATGGCAACCTACTGTTGTTGAAGGAACCTATGGCGTCAATGTAACAAATTACGCCACAATGGCTGGTGATTTAATGGTTCACTTGCATCCTCAGTTCCGCCAAGTGCCGACAATGGATAGCGCAATGGTCATTATCGACATGCCACACGTTAAATACCGATACCTAGACGGACGTGACACTCAGTTACTACGCGACCGACAAGGCAACGGTGTCGACGGAGCAATCCACGAGTACCTAAGTGACTGCGGATTGGAATTAACCCAAGACAAGGTTCACACCTACATCAAGGGTTGGCTGACTACAGCGTAGTCAGTTGTCTACAGATGGGCGGGCCGATATATGCAAAAATTTACGGCCCGCTCACTCTTTTAAAAACGAAATGGAGCGATCATGGGACTCAAAGTAGAAATAAGAATGCCAAAGAAAAAGACAAAGACAAAGACAAAGGACAAGAAGAAAACGGGTACGAAGAAAAAGTACTAGTAACCAAAATGAACTGTTGGTTTTGCAAGGCTGAACTAATCTGGGGTTGTGACTACAGCTACGATGATTACGGTCTAGAAGGAGATGGCATTATAGCAACCTTCAGTTGCCCTCAATGCAACTCTTATGTAGAGGCGTACTCTCCAGAGCAAACCGATGAATGAAATAGCCAACATAAACCAAATGTCGATAGATATGGTTTCCCTTGTAGCCCCGTTACTGGCCCTCACTGTATCTATCGGCATTGGTCTTTGGGTCAAAGACTCAATGGACGCCTTCATAAAAGGTCTGACATTCCGTATGGCCACAGCATTTGAGGAAGGCTCATTCGTTTACATCGATGGAGAAGCCGCAACAATAGTCAAAATCGGACTGTTTAGAACCACGTTCCAAATCAACAACGGTAGAGGCGTGACTTGGCGCTTTGTACCAAACAGACGCATCGAATACCTTAAAATCGAAAAGGTAGTTAACCAAGCCAAATCCGAGGATCATTAGGGACGACACACCCGTAAATCTGCGCCACACATAAGCACTTGTAACCGTGGAGATTTATAATGAATGTTGTTCAAGGAATGCGATCTAACGCCCAGCCAGATCCCATCTCAGAAGAAGACCCAATGCAAAAGGTCGTTAAGAAAGCCGCGAAGAAAGCCAAGGCAAGCAATTCTACAGACGTGGAAACATCAGATCTTGTTCTAGTTACCGAAGAATCACACGGCGCAAAATTTGATCTCATCCTAGACCAAGACACAAAGATCAGAGGTGTACGCGCCCAAGGAGGAAAGGTTCTGTTCAATGTTCCAAGAGAACTTGCAGAACGCGCTCTCAAACATGTCCATGTTACTAGTGGCAGATTGGTATCTAGCGAATGACAACAACCAGCACGACAACCAAGGTTGCCCCCGTTCACCCGACTGTTGGAACGCGGAACGCTCCATCCGACACAAGGTTGGCCCCTCAGGTATTCAGAGGCAGTCCAAACGCGCCACTAGAAAATCTTGTGGCGATAGCTCTTCGACGCTTTGGTGACTTCTCATCCCGCCGAGTAACTGGAGATGTCGTGCTGATGATGATCGAGTTTGCAAACGAAGTTGTAGAGATGGTTAACAGCCACCCATACAACGACAGCGAAATTCCAGTCGAGTATTACACATCACAGACCGACATAAGACCAATAGAAGATGCAATCATGGTGCGTGGTTTACTGGCTCTGTACGCAGAGCAACAAGTATCTGACAAGTATCCAAACGCACGTATGGAGTTTGCCAAACATCTTAACGGCATCCTTTACTCCAGAAAATACAAAGGAACAGTGCGTCACGAAATGACTAGCCTAGAAAATACTGACCCAATGAAAACGATGAACGGAACGCAAAGCAGTCTGGCTATCTAAATGGCTACCAAATCGCCCACACTTATAAAGTCTAACCTCTCGGCTTACTTTGGCTTTAAGGGCATCGACCGTTCGCGTCCAATCATCGGCATGGATGACGGAAAGAAACAGCCCCTCTTCCGTCTCAACAACGGCCACTCCAAGTGGACAGGTACAATCGTTAGGGACACTGGATTACAAGTCAGAAAGAAAGTACCAGAAGGAGAAATAGTTCATCAAAACTTCGTTAACAGAACAGGTCTTGGTTACGCAGTGCAAGATGGTAAAAGCATTTCACTGTACACCGAGCTTTCTAACGCAAGTGTAGTCGACCTTTACTCAACCAACCAACCAGTAAGTTCCGTGATCTATGCAGGCAAACTTAACTTTATGTCTGCTGGCTTTCCCATATATGCAACTGATGGCTACAGCTTCGTCAAAAACGCATCAACAGTCACCCCAGCTTTTGGGGTGGCCATTGAAGGTCGACTGTATGTAGCTGGAATACCCACCCTTCCCGCAGAGATCAGGGTATCGCGTCTATTCACAAACGATGGCGACGAGCAAATCTTTCTAGACGAGGAAACCGCAACCACCACAGCCAACCGCGCTGACTTCCTAGACCTCTCAAACGTGATAGGAACAGCAGATGAGATCACAGGTCTTGCCAGATTCGAAACAAACCGTCTCGCAATCTTCACGAATGACCAATGCGTTGTCTACAAGGTCGACCCAGACGTAGCCTTGTGGGAAATAGACACGAGAGCAAACGTACAGTTAGGAACAGTGGCGCACAATGCTATAGCTCAAGTTGGCAGTGATATAATTTTCTGCTCACGACACGGAGTTCACAGTCTCATACGGTCTTCACAAAACGGTATATCAATCGAGACACGAACCCTGTCATATGAAATAGAAGATCTTTACAAAGAATTTTTGAGAGCTTGCATTGGCCCTCGCTTTGTAAACTGCACCTACGACCAAGACCTTGGCAGGCTACATATCTTCTTCCCAATGGCTGATGGGTTACACAAAACCCTAGTTGGTGAGTTTAGGCGTGGCTACGAAAGCCTGACATGGTCAACATCAGACACAGGAGCATCTAGATGTGGCGCATTCCTAGCCGGAAGCATGACATTCGGGACAGCATTTACAACCTACAACAGATTAGACGAACTTTTAGAACTCAATCCACAAGACGATCTCACAGATGACTTCATTCGCCCTAAATTCCTAGTTGAAACTCCCATACTTTGGCATGGCCTAATCGATGAAATAAAGGAAAGCCGCGCTCTAGTCATTCAAGCATCAGGGAGTGGCACGCTCCTCATCACCGCATTTGATGAAGAAGGGGGAGAAGTCCTGTCCGAAACTATTGCAATCGAAAGACGGGACGACAACCCCGATGGTTTCCCGTCTGATGCACTTGACGTCCAGTTCCGTATTCCTTTTCAGCTTCGATACAGAGGATTGCAACTGAAGTTTGAAAGCGTAGACATGGGCGACATTGAAATTCTCGGCTTCGCAGTCGAGCTTAAACAGCCAAGCTAGAGAGGCAAGACATGGCTCGATTACAACAGTTACACCCATCCAATTACAGATCCACAGGGAACATTGACGACGAGTTCAACTCCGTCATTCGATACCTTGTCAGCGGCGAGAAAGGTGACTTTACGCTCGGTGAGCTAATGAGTGTCCTTTTCGACTCAACGGGCAAACTCATAGCCCCGCTGGAAATGCGGTTAGACACATCGTCCAACCTTCAGTATCGTGTTGGCACTTACACCGACACAACCTCAGGGTGGATCACGATAGTTGCCGCCGCAGACATAAGGGGAGCTGCTGGGGCCGATTTAGGAACGATTGAAGGGCCATTATTCAACGGAGGAACGGAGTTCACAGCAACCTCTGGTCAAACCGTATTCTCATACGCCCATGAAACAACAGACGATCTCATGGTGTTCGTCAATGGCGTGCTTCAAGTACCAACTGCATACACAGGAAATGCAACAGCAAACACTGTAACGATGGCTACTGGCGTGACGTCTGGTCACAAAGTCTACATCATCAAGCTACGAGCAAACTCTGTATCCAACTTTCGCAGAACCTCTTCTACAGCCAGTGCCAGCCAAGCAGTGTTCCCATTCACGCATACCGCGTCAGAAGAAATTATGGTCTTCAGAAACGGTCTTTTTCAAACCCCTGGCGGGACTGCTGACTACACCTCGTCTTCAGACCAAAACACTGTAACTTTTACATCAGCACTCCCAGCCAATGACGAAGTGACAATCCTAACCGTCGAGAACACCGCTACCACAAAAGTCAGCGGCCTACTTACAGCAGACGACTACTTGGATGGCAGTGGCTTCATCCCATATACGAAGCTCGCAATCACAGCAGGCCAAATTCCTCAAGACCGAGTTGCCAATCTTGCGGCCCTTACAGCCAACAGAGGCAAAACATTCGTATCTTCATCAGCCCCAACAGGCACAGATGCAGTAGCAGGTAACTTCTGGATTGATACATCAACCTCACCAGATACACCTAAATTCCATGACGGCGTTCAGTGGCTCAACTTTGCAAGCACAACAGCCATACCAACCTTCACAACAACAGACGCCCTCAAGTCTCTACACATCAACAGTTCAGGAACGGCACTTGAGTTCAGGACAGTCGATCTTTCTGCCTACATACCGCTAACGCAAAAAGGCGTAGCCTCTGGCGTAGCCGCACTTGATGCAACAGGTAGACTAGCCGCAAGCCAGATCCCATCTGTCATGGCATTAGACTCGATGTACTTCATCAACTCTGGAACAATCTCATCCCCCACAACTTTCGTCATCAAACGTATCTTCGGAGAGATTGTACGGATCGACAAGATCAGCGCACGAACAGTAAGCGGAACCTGTGACGTCACAATACAGGTAAACGGTGTAGACGTATCTGGCTTTTCTGCAATTTCTACAAGCTCCTCGCCCGTAGAACAGAACCTAGCCAACTCAATCACTATAGACGCACAGACAGGGGGTGCTTCAAAAACAATTGGCATTAATGTCACAAGCCCATCATCCGCCGTTGGTCTTGAAATTGTACTAGCAGTGACCAAGGTGGCCGCTTAATGCAAAGCTTCACTAGCAAATTACGAGAAAAGGGAAGGTTTGGAGACACGCTTATAGCACACTTGTCTGAAGCAGAGGCAGGTGTTCTGAAAAAAGCTGGCGGTGCAGGTACGATCAATCCATTCACTGGAGCCTTAGAGTTCTACAAAGGCACAATGGACAACAAAAAAGAAGGAGACAGGCCATCAACCGCTAGTGTGTTCTCTGACCTAATCAATGTATGGGAGTCCAATCAGCCCGAACCTACGGGATCAGAATCCACAATTGGAGGATCAAAATTTGCAGAAAACCAAGCACTGGCCGTAGCAACAATCTTAAACAACACCCGCTATGTCTATAACGACAAAGAGGGACTCCATCAGTACATGTATTTTGGCAAAGATGGAGGAAATCCATTTGAACAAAGCACCAACAAAGAACTGGATAAGCTTCTACACGAGGTAAGTCCAGACATTAGAAGGCAAGTCGTCAGTGGTAAAGGGTCAGGGGCAACTAACGAAGACTTGGCCGCAAGAGATATGAGCATTTTCTTGAAAGCTATAAGCCCATCTGGGCGATCAGGGAATTTAAAAAGAGGCAAACCCCTAGTATCTCAGGATAACTTATTCGCCGCATACGAAAAACTCGGCATCAAACCTTATGACTATGAAAAAGGAAAGATGCATACCAAGGGGTTTTCTGGAGAAGGATGGACTGAATTCAAAACTGTCGATGACAATCCGATTTCACTAGCACAACAAGAAGTAACAGATGCCGCCCGTGGTTTGTATAGCTTATACAGAAACGATCCGAGCCAATTCGACAGCTCATCTGCTGATTCAGATGGCACTGGCGGCACGGGTTCTGCTCCAAATTTAGGCGCGGGTAGTTTCGATTCATTCAGCGCCTTTGCAGACGCGGCATTTGCCCCAGCGTCATATAATCAAGGGAGCATCAAAAACTTAACTGGCCCTCTTTCAAGACTTAGCAGGGAAGGCATTGCAAGTTGGGCTTACCAGCAATTTCAAAACATGATGAATAGTCCGACAACGAATGCCGATGGAAAAGCATTTGCAAACGAGATCAACCCAGAAACGCACTTTGGTGACGCCCCTGCTTATTCATACGGCGGGTTTGATAGCGGTGGGTTCATATCTGCTGGGGGCGGTTACGGAGTTAACAACAACACTGGAACATACAACCAAAATGGCGGGTATTCGGGATTCAGCAACCCCAACGGGGTAGGAGATTAAATATGCCAAATAGATTTTCAGACAAAATGTTTGGCCCCGCCAAACAAATGGCAAAGGCCGGAAGATTTGGCGACACCATCCTTGCTCACATCAACCCACAAGAGGCGGCCTTATTGAAAGCTCGTGGCGGTAGCGGCACGGTCAACCCGATGACAGGGGCTATGGAGTTTGCTACACGAGAAGAGTTTGATCCTGAATTTTACTTGGCAAACAACCCTGATGTTGCCGCCGCTGGGTACGGAACAGGTGAGGGCCAAATCGATCCATTCGAACACTACGATACGTTTATTAATAAAGGAAACGAAACTAGAGCCGCAAACTTTGATGAACGCCAAGAGCAAGATCTGGGAGCGTTCACTGGTGTATTTGACTCAGATTATTACCTCTCACAAAACCAAGATGTCGCAGACGCCTTGAGCGGAGGTCTACTTGGGGACATCACAACAGCAAGAGGCCACTTCGACGTCTTCGGTCAAACGGAAAAACGAACAGGTAATCAAACACAACAAGATTTAAAAGACGCGGGCTACACTGGCACGTTTGGGGGAGGCATGTATGGCGGCCAGTCACAATTTGCCACGGAGCGGGCTGGCCTTTTTGATTCAAACCCAAATTTACTAAACGAAGCCGGAACAAACCTAAGTGCAAACATCATGGGTTCTGGAGAAGGAGCTTTCGACTTAATCGGGAACACATCTACTACGCTCAATCCCGATTTACTTGACACCTTGGACGACAGATTTCTTGCAACTGAAACTGGCTACACTGGTGGCTTCCAACCCGGAACCGTAGACGCATTCCGAGGCGACTACACCGATATGGATGATGACCCTAAAACCAGATTCACAGCCGCTAACACCTCAAACATCAGTCGGGCTGGAACTGACATAGCTCCGCAAAGAGATGCTGTTCGATCTATTGGTTACGAGGGAGAGTTTGGACTGGGAGGGGCGGGAGAATATGTCACTGAACAGCTAGGTGAATACGGACTGGCCACAACAGGAAACGTGCAAAACGATGCGGCCTTGATAAAAAATGCACAGGAGAATGAAGCCCTGCAAACACAGTTGACCGAAGCGTTGACAGCTTTACAAAATGTGACAGCAGCCGTGCCTGAACCGTCGAATACATTAAATCTAACAACGCCCCCTGCTCCCGTAAATACAGAGCCATCCACTGACGTGTCTACAGCGATACCAACACCGACCATGCCATTTGTAACACCATCACCTGCGGCCCCTGCTCCCAGTGTACAATCCGCACCCAGCTTCATGAATAACTTTAGGGGAACAAGGATCAATCCATTTACTGGCGCTCTTGAATACCTGCCAGCAAGAGTAAACCCAAGCGCATTTTCGCAGACAGTACTCAACCCCCGCTTCAGCGGTGGTTTCGGAACGAACATAAGACTATAGGAGTAGAAGCATGGCCTTCTCATTCAGTGACGCATTAGCATTAGGAAACACAGCACTAAACTTGGTCGGCGGATTTCAAGCATCAGGACGCGCAGATGACGCGGCCAATCAATCTGCCGCCCTAAGTCAAGCCCAAATTGAGGCGATGCAAAAACAAAATGCCTTGTTTGAGGCTGGCGGTACAGCAATGGAGACAGCTCTCGCCGCATTACTCAGTAGCTATGATGGGCGAGGCCAATACGATCCTCAGAAGCTGGATGACTTTGCCGCGATGCTTTCACAGGAGCGAGCCGAAGGTGAATTTGACACCAAGTTAGACATTGGTAGCACTATGAACGAACAGAAAGCTCGACAGAATCGAGCGCTGCTCGCAGAGTTAGGTCTGGCACAATCTCAGTTTGCCCCAACGGCACAAAACATTGGAGCCAGATCAGCAGTAGACACCACATTTAATCCCAATTCATACGACACACCTGTTGCCGCGCTCAGTGCCGCCTACAAAGCAAACCTAGATGCCGTCAGCAAGCAGAACATGGACGAGGTGATGTCAAAGATGATGACAGACAGCCAGCGCAAGCTGGGTGGCGCTGTCACAGGACAGCAAGCCGTAGCGGCTAGAGCTATGGGCGAGGCTATGAGCGAACAAAACGCACAGAACTCCCTCAATGCAATTAACATGGCCATGAAGCAGATGGCTGGCCTACAGGGGATGGACACCACATTACAAAACGCCAACATCAACGCACAAGGAGCAGACCTCAATGCACTCAATTTCGACAAAAGTATACAAGACATGCTCTTCAGGCAGGCTATCACTAGTGCAGACGCTGGCCAGCAGTTCTTACAGAATTCTCAAGCGGGTGATAGGGCAAACTACCTATCGGCAATCGGTCAGATAGAAGGCATCAACAAGTTAAACCAGAACACTGACCTTATTGACTACAACGCGGCACTGGCAACAATGGGTTCAGAACAAGGATTAGCCAACACAACGATAGACACGCTACAGAAGTTGGCTACAGCACCATACAGCTACAAGGCTCAAGGGCCAGCAGGTGTGTTGAGTTCCGCCCCGTCTGCAATAGACGCGGCCAACAATGCTTTGTCTACATACGCTACTCAGGCACAAGGCTCGTTCAATTCGGCGGGCCAAGGCATAGACACCTTCTTCAAGAACAGCGGGTTTGGAGAAAAAAGCGTAGCCGACACATTTGGCTTTGGAAACTCTAACAATAGCACACAGGGTTATATTCCAACTGGCGGGACGCAATCGACAACAAGCTTTGACCCAATTTTTGGGGATAGCTTCTCGGCGGGGAACAACCAACGGTTCAACTACCTAACTTAAAGGAAGACGAATATGCTATGGGGTATAAGCGGTATCACGCAAGGCATGAACGAAAGCGATGCTCGCTTCCGAAAGAAGAGAAGCGAGAACATTCAGCTATTCAAAGAATACAAAAGTCTATTCCCTGATGCGCCAATCGAGGACTACCAAAAGTTTATTGACGAAACCACAGAAGGCAGTCCGTGGCTAAAGAAACAGATGCCGTCGAGAGACGCCCTACAAACTTATGTTGACCAGCAAGACCTAGCTAGAAAACGTGAGACAACGAGAATACAAAACCAAACACTTCAAACAGATTTGGCTATTAGCAACACACTGACTGAACAAGCAAAGAGATTAGCCAGTACTGCCGACAACCCCGAAGACGTGAGAGTTAATTTATTGGGCGGTTTAGAAGTAGGTTCAGATCAGTACAACCGAATAAATTCTTGGGTAGACAACAACGGTGAAACAATTACAGGAGCAGTAATGTCTGCCAAGAGAGATCTTGCAGAGCGCCTTGCCTCACAGCTAAAAACCCTAGACCCTGATTCCGTCCGACGAATTGCAAAAGAAAGCTACGGCCTCAAACTGAATGACACTACTGTAAACATGACATTGGAATTGGCAAAGCAAACCCAAGACGAAAAGCAACGTAAAGCGCGTTCCAAAATATTTGAGGATTTTAAATCCGACACAACAACCATGAAACTTATGCGATCAGAAGATCCAGCAGAAAGAGCGCAAGGCGAAAAAATGCTTAAGCAGCAGTTTGCTGACGCAAATGTACCGTGGGTTGAAGCCAGCCCACAGCAGGGCGTCGAGGGATCTGCGGCACAATTTCGCGATCGGGCGACAGCCGACTACATGGCTAACTCAAACGACCGAGAACAGAAGGCTCGACTGACAGCGTTGACTGATCCGCTATTCAAAACCATCCAAAGTAACATTAATGAGATGACTCCCGAAGAGGCCATAGAAAGGTTGCGTGCAATAATTCCAGACGAAGGCATTAATTATTCTCAGGAAACAGAAATAGCACAGGCATTACTCGAAACTATGGAGCTTAACCGAGACGACGCAAACGCAAAAGATATAGAAAGGCTTGTTCAGCAAGGAAAGGGTATTGCAAAAGACGACGCCAGCCTAGACACATGGCTAAATCAAAAAAATTTCCCAGATACCGTCAAGGCTCAAGTTAAAATGCAACTCCAGCTAACTGATAAGCTGGAGAGAAAGCAGAAGACAAATGAATGGCAACAGGAAACATTTTCAAATCCGGCTGTCATGAGTATGTTTTCAACATCAGACACCAAAGCTTATGAGTCCCTCATGAGCCAATACAAAGCGCAAGCACAAGCCGCTGGATATGACTTCGATGAGAGCTTATGGGCAAAGTTTGCCGCAACTTCCCTTACGCAAAAGGGCTTACAGCAAAAGGAAAAGATACTTACAGAGTTTTCGAAAAATGCCCGCTACCAAGCGGCAATAAAAGCGGCTCAAAGAGTAGACGGTCAAGACGGGGCTATCAGAGAAATAATTAATTATGTTAATTCTGAAGGAGATAGATTGACCCAGACCCAACGCAGGGAAGTAATTTCCAGATTATCTGACGCCGCTGGACTGGACGTGGGCAATGTAATGAATGATCTTTACACGGCCCAAGTAACCAAAGCAAAAGCAGATGGCCTTAAAGAGTTTACGCAGAGGCTAGAAACGAATGCCGACAATGCAAAGGTAGACGGCGCAATAGCGGCAACACTTTTTGATAGTAGCATAGACGTAAAAAAGGGAGAGGGTGATGTCCTTGGCACGTTAGCCAAACAGTACGCCACGACAACTGGTGTTCCTAGCAGTGCGATTAAACAGGCACTCCAAACTATATCTCAAACAGACGAGTACAAAGGGAAAGACGGCCTCGACAAATTGATACCAAATTTTTCTTCAGTAGTCACCGCACAGATCATGGCTACAAATGGAGGGAAAATACCATCCCTTCAACAACAGCAAGCGGCATTTATCAACTCAAGAGTGAAGGCTTTAGTAATTGAACCAAAGAAATTAAGCGAACTTCAGGGTCAGTTACAAAGACACGAAGCTGGCTTTGATAAGGTGCGTGCAAACTTGATGATGCTTTCCGATCAACCTACAAATGGATCTGTCGAAGCATTCGACGCCAAGAAACAAGAGTTGCTTGGGAGGTTAAGCACGCAAATAGGAAAAATAAAACGGCTACTAACTGGAAACAAGATTATTGCTTTTGAATCCTTGGAGCCATTATCCAACCAGCTTGCGGGCCTTGAAAGAAAAATGGCTCTTCTTCAGCAAGCAGAGCATCCAAGCAAGATAGAGCGCAGACAACAGAAAGCAGATCAACAAAATCAGAGAGTGACATATCTCTTGGGCGAAAATCCGAACGATGAAGCCTCTGTTCGCGTCATGGGCCAAAGACATGTGGAGGCGGTTAAAAAAGCTCAAGCCAAGGTTGCGGCGCTAAAGCGTAAATATCTTGAATCTCAAGGAAGAACAGGGGACAGCACAAGGCTTTTTGTTTATGGCGACCAAAATAAAATTGTTAACACTTATAACGAAGACTTGAACCTTGCAGAGAGCGAGCTGAAGGGCGCATTGAATGCCTTGAGTGAGTACAACCAACTCAAGATAAAATACACAGGCGATAGAGATATTACGGTAGTCCCTCAAGCTCCACTAATACGATAATCGGGACGACACAAACCCAGTTTCTGGCGACAACTACGCATCACCGGAAACTGGAGTACCGACGTGGCCAACTACAATGAAGACGATATAGACTTTGACGCAATCATAAACATGCGTCCAACAAATGACACAAGTGTCCCTACTTTTGATTACTCAGACAACATCAACCCAAAAACAATATTATCCAATCCAAGTTTTCTTGCCGATGTAAGAGACGTTATGGCTTCGCAAGGTCAATTCTTTGACAATGACGAAGACATGATCGACGAGTTCTTTTCAGAGCGCAACTGGAGAGATATGAACTTAGCGGCGGCGGCTTTTGGAGACGCTGGAGCCTTGGCTACAGCAAGAGCCGCTCCAGATACTCGTGAAAAAATGGGTCGAATACAAAAGGTCTTCACACAATACCCCATGTTCTGGCAAGACGGCGGTCGCGGGTGGCTCAAAGGTTTATCCGACGCAGTGCCTGCGGCACTGCTTGCTGTTGAAAACCTATTCCCTGGAATTTCTGGCTACAAGGTTGGTGCGGCGGCGGCTAAAGCTGGCGCATCAGGACTCGTCAGAGGCGCTGGAAAAGGTGCCGCCGTAGCCGCTGGAACAGAAGCCATACTGGGCGCTGGCATCAGCGCAACCAACCAAGCAACAGACCTTGTTACTGGAGCGCAAGATGAGTTCAGCACCGCAGATCTCGCTATAGAAGCTGGCCTTGGCGCTGGCCTCGGAGGAGTTTTGGGTGGCGTCATCGGTGGTGTTGGTGGGGCAATGGGAGCCAGAACCACACGACAGCAAATGGCAATGCGAGACGTACTCCTTGAAACCAAGGAAGCGCGTCTAAAGGCTGACCCTTCTGCCGACACCTCTGACCTAGATGAGGAACTAGAAAAAGTATACAGGGCAATGGGCGAAGCGCCAACGATGGCTCCTGACTCTGACACTGAACCAGAACCAGAAGTGACACCAGACGTAGAAGTTGAAGAGCCAGCACAGCCCAAGTCAATGTTTGATGGCCCTGATGGCTTTGATGCAGTTGACTTCGAGTCAATGGCTCAAGAAGAACTCATTATTGCAGAAGCAATCAACGATGATTACGGAGGAGAGCTAGGCCAGATAGCAGAGGGCATTGGCAGAGAAAGGCTAAACGATCCAAGCCGCCCTGAAATAAAAGCTGACTTCAAAGAGTTTACCTTACGCATTGGTAGAGCAGGCAAATACAGAAGCTTGATGGCAAGGAAAGCTGAGTACGACGAGCTATCCGAAAAAATTGCATCAGCAAAATCAGCGTCCGAAGTAGCAAAGCTCGAAACAGCTAGAGCAAAGATAGAGGTAAGCCTAAGAGGAATATTAAAAGCAAAGAGGCAAAGTGATTCCGCACTTGCTGACGCTGTCGATACCCAAGTGGAGGACTTGAGCGAGTTCACAGGAGAGGGATTTAAGAAGAGAACCTCCGAGCCTGAAGCTCCGTTCCAGCCATCAACAGAAGGTGACTTCCCTACAGCAGATGCTGTTCAGGAGCGCATGTTCCAGTCCGACCTTGAAGGCGCACCTACCCCTGAAGTAGAGACACCAGCAGAAGCACCAGTTGTCGAAGGACAAGCGTTCACCGCAGACACATTGCCTGAGTTTAAGGACAATGCAGAAGACTTCGTAAATGAAATGCTTTTCGATTCAGTNCCAACAGTTCGCCAAAATTTCATAAATAGTCTTGATAAGAATGCTAATGATCCTTCGGCCATAATTAAATTTGCAGAGTTAAGAGGGAAAAAATTAGATCTTGCCGAAACAAAAGCCGCACTACAAAAACTCAAGGGCGAAATGAACACATCCTTCGAGGGCGACACTCCAGACCCAGTATCGAGTGACGCGCCAAGACTGCAAGGCAAAGAGTTCAAGGCTTACGAAAGCCGTTTAATGAAAGCCGCGTTGAGTGGCCTCGACCTGTCACGAATAGAAGGCGACCAGATCAGGGAGCAATTCGTCTCTGGACTTATGCGAATTGTAAGAAACTCAAACGATGGCGAACGCCTTGCTCAAGACGTTAGCGAGCCACGGATACGNNCNTTNCTNNTNAANACCGCCAAAGANCGATACAAGATNGCACTNGAAACAAATGACAAAGGAACTGCATCGGCTCTTGGCAAGGACGACGCACAGTTCTTCGACAACAAAGCGGGNAAACGCATCGGTGGACTGGGTGGCGTAGACAGAACTGGGAGAGTTCAGTCAGGTGACAAGAGTGATCTATCCGAACTGATTGCAGAAGCGGAAATCAACGCCGCTTACAACGACACCCTATCGATCAAAGATCAAGAGCTTGGCAAAGAAAAGCCTGTAGTCGTGGAAGCAGTTGCGAAAGCACGCGGAAGGATACGCGCAAACCAAAGCATCAATTCCAAAGACACACGCTACAACGCTGGCGACATCATCCGATGGGACAACGTATCCAAGAAAGCAGAAGTCCGGCAAGTAGACGCAAGACAGAGAAGCACTACACCCGCTACCGACCCAGTCGANGCGATCATGAGCATCTCAAACCCCGCTGATTTTTCCAGAGCATTGGGAGAGATGTTCGCTTCCGGCAGAATTGACTTCAACAGAGGNAGATGAGTTGACAGCACGCTGGCAACAGGAAAACATGCCCGCCGTAGACGAGCCCCCTGTAGACACGCCGCCCGCACCAAAAACTGAAGACGGCGGAATCCCTACTGAAGACGTTGCCCAGGGAGAAGCTGCGCCGACCCCGGAACCAGCAGAAGCTCCAACTCCAGCTCCGTCTACAAGAGAACGTCCCTTACAACCAATGCGTACCAAACTGCCTGAAGGCATACCCTCGATACCAGAGGGTAGAGTGTTTGCCGCACGAGCAAAACTAGACCCGTTACCTAATGGCGTTCAGCCATACAAGTATGTAGTCGCTGGCGAACCAAGCCAGAACCAGCAGATGCGAGACGGCACATACACAATCGAGCAGATCGTTGGCAAGCGCGGTAGAGGAATGGAGTGGGAGTTTGGCACTATCGAGTCAGAGGCTGGCCTACGCCCAAACAATGCCCGAAGAAACGAACAGTTCACACCACTTGGCGAGGAGCCTGCGGCTCCCA